GCGACGCTCACCGGCGCGTCCTACGATACGACGACCTTTGCCAGCGTGGACTTTGATGTGACCGCGACCGCCATGTCTGGCGGGGACATCGTGCTGAATGAATACGCCACGGCGAGCAACCAAGCCGCCGCGCAGGCGCAGAACGATTTGCTCTATAACTTCGATATGCAACTCGGCGCGACCATCGCCGGGACGAGTGATGTCTACACGGTCGCCGTCAGAGTCTTGAGCGGCACCGGGTCTGCCATCGGTTCATTGGCCTTTTATGATTTGTCGGAATAGGTGACGCATGAGTAACGCATTCATGGGGCAGAGACAGCAGGCCTCGCCGATGGGCTTCGGCGGCTACAGCGGCGGCTACGACCCGTTTGGCGGTGGTAGCTATGGCGGCGGCATGGGCGGATACAACCCGTTCGGCGGCGGCTATGGCACGCAATTCGGCGGCTATGACATGGGCGGCGGAGGCGGCTTTGGCGGCTACGGCGGCGGGATGCGCGCGCCGGCCTACGAGCCGACCATCAACGACGCATTCTCCCGCTACTTCTCGCAGCAGTACTATGGCGGTCCTGCCTTCGACCCGTTCGCGGCGACGTCGTTCTTCGGCGGCGGCTACGGCGGCGGATTCGGCTTCGGCGGCGGTGGTCGCCGTGGCGGCGGGATGGGCGGCCGGATGCGCCGACGGCGGCAGATGTTCGAGGACCTCTTCCAGCCGGAGAATACGCCGCTGCCGCAGCCGATAACGGCCAGAGATGACCTCGCGCGGATTCAGCCGATGCCGATTGGCGGCGGCGCTTTCCAGCCGGGCGGCGGCGGGCAGCGCATCGAGATGGGGCCGGTCACGCCGCAGCCCGATTTGATGATGCGCCCCGATGTGATGCCGCAGCCGTACATGGGGGGCTTTTCGTTCCCTTTTGATCAAGCCCTGCCGGCCAAGAGCGAGGCGCCGACGGCGCCTGCTGCGCAGGGTTTTGATTCCATCATGCCGGTGCAGATGCAGGACACGCCGGTGCAGTCGGCTCCGGCGTATGCGCCAGCGCCGTACATTCCGCCCGCTCCGTCCTACATGGAGCCAGCGCCGTACATTCCGCCCGCTCCGTCCTACATGGAGCCAGCGCCGTACACCCCACCCGCTCCGTCCTACATGGAGCCAGCGCCGTACATTCCACCCGCTCCGTCCTATGCGGAGCCAATCCAGTACATTCCGCCTGCTCCGTCCTATATGGAGCCGGAGCAGTACATCCCGCTTAACATAGAGCCGAGGTTTTCTCCGTTCGCCCGCAGCAGCCGGGAGATGCTTGAGTTAGACTTCTGACGATTTTTTAACACGAGAGGTTCATGCCATGAAGCCCGGACTCTATGCCAACATAAACGCCAAGCGCGCGCGGATCGCCGCCGGCAGCGGCGAGAAGATGCGCAAGCCTGGCGCCAAGGGCGCGCCGACCGCCGCGGCCTTCAAGGCCTCGAAGAAGACGGCGAAGAAGCGCGGGTGAAGACGCCGGCGTGGCAACGCGCCGCCGGGAAAAACCCGCGCGGCGGATTGAACGCCAAGGGGCGCGCGTCGTACAAGGCGCAGACCGGCGGCACGCTGAAGGCGCCCGTCAAGGGAGCGCCGGACTCGCCGCAGGAGATGCGCCGCAAGGGTTCATTCTTGACGCGAATGGGTTCCATGCCCGGGCTTCTGGTGGACGAGCAGGGCGACAAGACGCGCCTCAAGCTGAGCCTCGAGGCGTGGGGGCACCGTGGAGACAAGGCCAGCGCCGTCGCCAAGGGGCGGCGGCTTTTAAAACGATACCGAGGGACGAAGGATGGCTGAACGAAAGGCATGGTGGGAAATCCTGCGCGACCAGTTTGCGTCGCGCGGGCTGCTTGACCCAGAGTCGGAGCGGCTGCAAGAAGCCGCGCAGGCGGCCCCTGCCGTGCAGCGACAGGCGCGCGGGCTGCTGTCTCTCGACCCGCAGGCCGAGAGCGACACGGCGCTCGAGATGGGTCTCGGGGCGCTGCCCGGCGTCGGCCAGGCGATGGCGCTGCGCGATCTGGAGCGCGCGCGCCGTGCCAAAGACCCTGCTGCCGGTGCGATGGCGGCCGCGTCTTTGATTCCTTTCGGAAAGGCTCTTCCATCAAGCCGAGCTCCGGTTAGCATGATGGCCGAGCAAGCGCCTAAAAAGCCAATGACATTGGCGCAGGCCTTTAGAGTGTCGCCTCAGTCTCTGCATTCAGAAAAATTGAACAAAATGAGCGCCGAAGATCTTGAATCATTGGCTGATGACCTGTATGAAGAGATACAGTCAGTCTCTGATGACGTAAGAGGCTACGGGCCAAATTACGCAGTCCAAGAGCCAGCCGGATATTTGTTTGAGTATCTGCAAAACAACGCGGGAAAATTTACCGGAGACTGGAACAGCATTGTGCGTGATTTTTTGGAGACTCATGTTGACAAGAATCCGCAGCGAGTTGGGCAGGCCTTGCGCGCCGCGGGAAGAGCCGTGGCCCAGTACAAGTTTAACGAGCCTGATGCTGTCAAAGTGGCAGCAGAGGCTATGGCCAAAAAATAGAGGTTATTATGCCTAGCAAGTCCGCCAAGCAAGCGCGCCTCATGGCCGCCGCCGCGCACTCCAAGGAGTTTGCCAAGAAGGTGGGCGTGCCGGTGAAGGTCGCCAAGGAGTTCAACAAGGCCGACAAGGGCGGCAAGCTCTTGAAGCGCGCCATGAAGAACCGCCCCAAGAGCGGGCTTCTGGCTTGAGCGAGCGCAACCCGTACATCGACGCCGGCAAGGGGGTGCAGGCCAAGGAGCTGCTCGAGAACCCCATCATGGCCGAGGCCTTCGCCGAGCTCGAGCGCCGGTACATGGAAGCCTGGCGGCAGAGCAAGCCCGCCGACCAAGAGGAGCGCGAGCGTCTGTGGCTCGCGGTCGGCATCCTGGCCGAGATCCAGCGCCACCTGCGGGTGGTGATCGACAACGGCGCCATCGCCAACCGAGACATCGACAAAATCTCTGGTAGACGGTGACAATGGGGTCATGAGCACTACCGGCACGGGTACACCCCCGGGAAACGTACAGTCCACGCAAGATGTCTTCGAGCAGATGCTCGCCGCCGATGAAGGCGAAAACGAGCAGCCCGAAACGGAAGGCGTGGTGGAAGATGAGCCCGAGTTAGCGGCAAGCGAGTCCGCCGACGAGGGCGAGCAGACCGAAGGCGAGGAGGATGCCGAAGAGGCGCCCCAGCCGGGCCAGACATTCCGCGTCAAGGTTGACGGGGAAGAAGTCGATGTCCCGCTGGATGAGCTGCTGAAGGGTTACTCCCGCACCGCGGATTACACGCGCAAGACGCAGGCGATCGCCGAGGCCCGGAAACAGGCACAGCAAGAGTCGGCCCTGGCGCGGGAAGAGCGGCAACGGTATGCGCAGACCTTGGCAGCCCTGGAGGGCACGCTCAAGTCGCTGCAACCGCCCGAGGTTGACTGGGAGAGGCTCTACGCCGAGAACCCGGTCGAGTGGGTGCGACAGCGCGAGCTGGTCCGGTCCAGGCAAGAGCAGGCGGCGTGGGTGCAGACCCAGAAGCAGGCTCTGGTGGAGCAGCAGCAGGCTGAAGAGAGAGCGGAGGCCGAGAAGACCCTCGAGTCCGAACGCAGCAAGCTCTTGGAGGCCATGCCAGAGTGGCGCGACGCTGACAAGGCGCGCGCCGAGAAGGCGAAGATCGTCGAATATGCCACCGAAAGACTCGGCTTTACGGTCGAGGAGATTTCGGACATCTACGACGCCCGGGCCGTCCTGGCGCTGCGCAAGGCGATGATGTTCGACCAGCTGATGAGCAAACGCGATCAGATGCGTCCGCAGATCATCCAGAAGGCCAAGCCCATGAGGGCCGGGGCCGCCTCCACGCCGCAGTCGTCCAAGGTCGTCGCATCGAAGGCCGCTTTTTCAAGACTCGCAAATAGTGGCAGCACGCGCGACGCGGCTGTCGTGTTTGAACAATTCTTGGAGTAACTTCTAATGTCCCAGACCAGCAATACGTTCGATACCTTCAACGCAAAAGGTATCCGTGAGTCCCTCTCGAATGTGATCTACAACATCTCGCCGGAAGAGACGCCGTTCATGTCGAACGTCGGCCGCGAGAACGTGAAGAACACCTACTTCGAGTGGCAGACCGATTCGCTCGCCGCCGCCAGCACCACGAACGCGCAGGTGGAAGGCGACGACATCACGACCTTCGACTCGACCGCCGCGACCGTCCGCCTCGGCAACTACACCCAGATCAGCAACAAGACGCTGCTCATCTCGGGCACCCTCGAGTCGGTGGACAAGGCCGGCCGTCGCTCGGAGTTGGCCTACCAGCTCGCCAAGCGCTCGGCTGAGATCAAGCGCGACATGGAGAGCATCATCCTCACCAACCAGGCGGCCGCGGCCGGCTCGGCTGGCGTGAGCACGGCGCTGCGCAAGACGGGCTCGCTGTTGGCCTTCCTCAAGACCAACACCGACAAGGGCACGGGCGGCGCCGATCCGGTGTACACCTCGTCCCCGACGGCGACCCGCACCGACGCGACCGCCGCCAACCTGCGCACCTTCACGGAGGCCATCCTCAAGTCGGTCATCCAGAAGGTCTGGGCGTCCGGCGGCACCCCCAAGGTGCTGATGGTTGGCCCGGTGAACAAGGCGCGCGTGTCGGGCTTTACCGGCATCGCGGAGATCCGCCGCGAGGTGACGGGCAACCGCCAGGCGACCATCATCGGCGCGGCCGATGTCTACGTTTCCGACTTCGGCAGCGTGAACGTGGTCCCGAACCGGTTCCAGCGTGAGCGTGACGCCTTCGTGCTCGACCCCGAGTACGCGGCCGTTTCGTTCCTGCGTCCGTTCAGCACGGTCGAGCTCGCCAAGACGGGCGACGCCGAGAAGCGGATGCTGGTGGTCGAGTGGGGCCTCAAGGTCAACACCGAGGCCGCGCACGGCCTTGCGGCTGACCTCACCACGACCTAATCGGGTGATGTAAACTCGGGGGCGCCGGTAATAGTGCCGGCGCCCCTTGAGTTGAGGTGAACATGCAATCGACGGGGAAAAGGCTTTTCGACTTCGACCCGACGACAGGCACCACGAAGTGGTGGCACTACGACGCCGACCGTGACGAGGCGACCATCGAGACGGTCTTCGAGGTCGGCGACATCGTAGAGCAGAACAAGGCCCAGTATGCCGCGACCGACGAGAGGACGCGCTGGGGCGAGTGGAGCAAGGTGGCGTCGATTCCGATGCCGTTGTTCTACCGGCTGAAGAAGGACGGGATCATCGACGACCCTAGCGCGATGAAGCGCTGGCTCAACGACCCCGACAACAGATTTTTCAGAACACGGCCGGGGCGCGTATGAGCCGCTCGGTCGCGATTCTGGTCCCGGCAAGGGACACGGTGATGACCTCGTTCGCCTATGACCTAGCGCGCGCGATGTCGTTCCACACCGCGACAACAGACGACCGTGTGCTGCTTTTCACCTCGCACGGGACTCTGATCGCCTCTCAAAGGATGGAGCTTGCGCGGCAGGCTCTCGAGGAGAAGGCGGACTATCTCCTCTGGCTTGACTCAGACATGCGGTTCCCGAGGGAGACCATCGGGCACCTCATCCTGCGCGACAAGCCCATCGTGGCCGCGAATTATGCGACGCGCCGTATGCCGGTCAAGCCGGTGGCGATGATGGACAACAACGGCGAGATCGGGCGGGTGTATACCGCGCCGGACTCTGAGGGGCTCCAGCCGGTGGATTACATCGGCATGGGGGTGATGATGGTGAAGCGCGAGGTGTTCGAGAAGGTGGAGGCGCCGTGGTTTGCGATCCCCTACTCCACCATCGGGAATCACTACATCGGCGAGGACGTGTTTTTCTGCCGCAAGGCGCGCGAGGCGGGATACGAGGTACTCGTGGACCATGACCTCTCGCACCAGGTGCGGCATATCGGGACCTTCGAGTATTCACACGAAGGCGCGTGGGCGATGAAGGAACAGGTGGATGGCCCTCAACTCATACAGCGCGCTTAGGGCGAGCATCGCCGACTGGCTGAACCGGGACGACCTCACGTCGGTCATCCCGGACTTCATCTCGTTGGCCGAGGCGCAGCTCGAGCGCCGGCTGCCGACGCAGAAGATGGTCAAGCGCGCCGACGCCACCATCGACACGCCGTTCTCGGCGCTGCCGTCTGACTTCCTTTCGGCCAAGTCTCTGGTGCTGACCTCGACGGCGCCCGTGCAGCAGCTCGTGTTCTTGACCGAGGACGAGCTGGACTCGAAGAAGACCCTGTACCGCACGACCGGCAAGCCGATGTATTTCGCTCTGGTCGGGAACCAGATCGAGGTGCTGCCGCCGCCCGACACCGGGTACACGGCGGAGCTCACCTACGTGGCGACGCTCGCCAAGCTCTCCGATTCCAACGCATCGAATTGGATCTTGGAGCGGCACCCTGATGTGTACCTATACGGGTCTCTGCTGCAGGCGGCCCCGTACCTTCGCGACGACGAGCGCGTCGCCCTCTGGACCCCGCTCTACGGGCAGGCCATCGAGGACATGATCCTGCAGAACGAGCGCGCGGCATTTAGCCAGGGGCGCATGGCCATGACAGTCAAACCGACGAGGGTTATCCCGTGAGTGCATTTTCCAACTATCTCGAGAACAAGATCCTGCTGCATGTGCTGTCGAACACGGCGTACACGTCGCCGACGACGGTCTACCTGGGCCTGCACACCGCAGACCCTACCGACGCCGGCACCGGCACCGAGGTGAGCGGCGGCTCGTACGCGCGCCAGTCGTTCGCCT